TTGTTCAGCTTATCCGTGGGAGTGGTCGGCGGAAAAGCGTCGATGTTGGTCGGGAAATTAGACATTTTTGTTCCTATACTCCATCGAAGCTGGTGACTGCGTCGTCGTAATCGATTAAAGAATCATACGCCCCATCGCCAACCGGTGGAATAGGGGGAATCGGCACAGCACCGGTGATGGCCCCACCGAGTGACAGACCGTTCGGGGTGACGCGCACAAGGCCGATTTGCACGAGCTCCTCTACACGCACGGCGCGCAGGCCCGGTGGACCGACCGCCCCCTGCAACTCAAGTATCACCTGCCGCAGCTGCGCGATGACTTTCTCGAGGTTGTCGGGCGTCGGCTTATCGATACCTGTCTTGCGGAACGGAGTCTTGGTGTTGAGCGTGGTCACGGGATGTTCTCCAGCTCTTTGGCGGTCTCCGCCAAAACGATGCTGTAGATGCCCGCGGACCCACTGACTGAAACCTCCCAACGGTCCGCTTTGTACCCACTCGGCAACCTGTACACGCGCTCGGAGTCGACTGTCCCTGCCCAGCGGATGACGTCGTCACCATACACCTTCACAGCGACCGGGAAGATGGTCTTGGCAAGCGGGGTGGGCACGGGCGGCTGGACGAAGGGGACCGCACCGAGGCCCTGGTTGAACAGCGGCACGTTGAACAACATCTCGTTGAACAGCGCCACGCCGGCACCGCCTGGGTCCGGTGGCGGCGGGTTGACCGCCTCAATCGCGTAGGTGCCACGAATCTGCAGCGCGCCGAAGTTGCACGGCTTGTTCACGATGGAGACCTTGGAGCGCCACGTATACAGGAGCAGGACGCCCGGGTTGTCGTCGAACGCGTATACCTGACCATTGATGCCGAACATCGCCTGCCCGGTGAGGGCAGAAGTGTCGACCGACGAGACATCATTCAGGAACACGTACGACAGCGCCGTGGCTGGGTCGTCGAAGCCCATCATGAAGCCCTGCGTCTCGTTGACCATGGCGAGGTACCGGTCGTCGTAGACCGCCGCCTTAATCGTGCGCGGGGAGTACGTCGCCAACCATTCGTCGCGGGTGATGTGCGACTTGGTTATGATTTCAGTACCGCCATCAGACACGGACACGAGCCCGCTCTCCGATGCGTAGATTACTGACGCCACAGTGGATACAAGGCTGCTATCGCTAAGGCACGGAAGAACCGCTTTAATCTTGGACAGTGAAATCGCATCGGGCGTGGCTCCAGAAATGACGTATGGGTTACCGGTCGTGGCGATGACGACGTTGTTACCGTACGCACCGAGTGCGACCACGGGGTCTTCAACACCAACCTGGTACTCCGGCGGCCATGCCCATGGACGGTAGGCTTCGGAGACGAACACGTTTCGCCCGACGTAGCCCACCAGGAAGCCGCTGGAGGCGATGATGCCGTTTAGCCCGACCGGCGGTGGGGCCCAGGAGTAAGACTCCAGCAGCGGGTTGCTGGCGAGGGTCTCGTTGGATGTCGTATCGACGTACGACGCCGGCGCCGAGGCGATGTCCCACTCCGCGACCAGCCGGAAGTCGACGCCGGTCAGCGTGGTAATCGTGCGGTATAGGCGCTTTTTGGCAAGGTTGTCCCAGGTGCCCGGCGGCGGGGACAATCCGTTGATGCCGTTGATGGTCCAGGTGCCGTCGGTGTTACCTGTCGCCGTGGTCGACTTACCGGGCGGCCCCTCTTCGTTGAACCCCGTAACATAGGTCACCGTGTAGACGCGGGTCTCCGCAAACTCCACCGTACCGCCGGCGGTGACCACCGAGATGGCGCCTTCCGGCGGCGGTACGCCGACCTTGTAAGGGGGTAGGCCGGCAATGATGCGCGGTTTGGTGTTCTCCCACATACCGGTGGAGTTCGTCCAGAACAGACGGTCGAATGAGTCGTTCAGCAGGGGAGACTGGACAACCCACGTCTTCTCCATGAAGCCGATGAAGTAGTCGCCGTTCTGGTACTCGAAATGGAACACCGTCGCCGGCTTCTGGACATTGATGGTCGACAGGGGCAGCAGGCCGAGCAGCGGGCGCAGCTCCCCGCTGACGAGCTTCACGTTCGCTGCGACCACGGCGGCGTTCGGCGGCAGGTTGCGCACACCGACGCGGGGAACCATCCCGCCAAAATCTGAGAAGCGAATCATGGTCATCCGGCTTGCACCTGTAGGTTGAAGTCCTGCGTAGCAATCGGAGTGGGGGAAATGGCATCAGCCCATACCGTCATGCGGATGGTCCCGTTGCCGTCTTGCCCCGGAGGGTCTGCGGAACTGTAGTTCGCTGAAACTTCGACAGTAAACGGGGCGGTCATCGGCGCCCGGACACCGGCGTTTGCCGTCCCGCTCGGGAAGGTGCCGTTCGACTGGTTCCAGTTGACGAGCTGCCAGCTGACATGCGTGCCGCCATAAGTGTTCCAGTTCGGGACCGGGGCTCCGTTAGACGACGACCCCCCGCCGCCGGACGATGCCTGGCGGCCGACAACACCATTCGTTTGGTAAGTGATGCTGACGCTGGCGAAACTATTGTCCCCGCCGATGTCGGAGGCGAACAGCGATGTGCCGGCCAGGACCCGCGTCAGCCGCCACCAGAGACGGTTGATTCCGCCCTCAGACGACCATGCGTTGGTTACTTTTTTCCACACTCCGCCAACAGACACCCATACGCCGGTGACCTTCTTGTTGACGTTCCCGACGCTGACTCGTAGTGCCATTGTCCATCCTCAGTTTTCGTACTGTATGAACCATGCACCGTCAGCTACTACAGGAGCTCCGGAGGGTGCCGAGGTGGAGTACTGAACAGCAGAGATGACACCCTGGTTGGGAGCGTTGCTCGGTTTCATGACACCAACGTGCAGGGGCGCCGTAACAGTGTTCCCCGCGTTGATGGTGTTACCGACCACCAGCTCGGTCTGGATGTTGACGTTGCCGTTGAACTGCCCGGCTGGGCCTTCGCCGGCGGACGTGGCGACGACGCCGTCACCAAAAGTACCCGTACCAGTGACTCCAAGGTCTTCGACAACCGCTACGGAGCCGGTGACAGCCACTGAGCCGGTAACGTCCAGGTCGGCATCCACCGTCAACTTGCCAGTCAGAACACCGCCAGTCAGGGGTAGGTAGTTCAGGGGTGGGAGCTGGTTCGATGGGATGACGCCGGACGAGTCCAGTGTGGCGAGTCCGTTGGCAACGCCGGCAGGCAGTTGTGCGAGCGGGACCTTTCCGGACACCAAGACGACGAGACCAGTGCTGCCGCCGATGTACAGAAACGCGTTGGCGACCTTGATGTTACCGTCGAGCGGGGTCAGCCCGTTGGCGACGCCTGAGAGCTTCGCCCACGCCATCGCAGCGTTGAACGCGCCGGCAGTTATGCGGAGCTGGACGACGTCGCCGGGCAGCCAGGTCCGGGCGACTGTACCGTCCGCGCCGCGCTGCCCGATGGTGAAGGTGTCCGCGTTTCGTGCCGTGACCGTGACGATTTCAAAGTCGCCGGCCAGATTGGACAGCGTGACGAAAAAGTAATCCCCACCTGCCGGCTGCGGAAACAGCGCGCCAGTTCCGGGGGCGACGACGAGCGTCGTGTCAGTCGCATTGAGCGCTGACAGCATCGTGGTCTGGGCGTTGTTGGTGGCTAAGGCTGCAGCACTCATCGTCCTACTCCCATCTGTGAGCCGCCGAACATAGAGACCCCAGTCATTGTCGCATTATTCGGCATCCCTCCGCTACGCGTGGACACACGGAGAGCGAGGACTGATTTGGCGAAGCTCTGGTACGCCTGTGCGGCGGCCTTATCGCTCGACCAGGGCTTACCCGGAGCAGCGTAGAGCAGCGCGAGCGCTCCGTTGGCAATCATCGGCATATGGTCCCGCCAGACATCAGAGACGTCGCCGGGAATCGTGAAAATCGGTTTGAGTAGCGCCTGTACCCGAACGAAGCCTGCCTCGTTGGGGACCGGCGACAGGGTGATTTGGTTCGGCAGGATGAACTGCCAGGCCGTCGGATTGGACGGCGGCAAAGTCGTCATCCACTCCGCCACGTTGTCGGTAATCGGGTAAATCCGGATATTGGTCCCATCAACGAACCAGCGCACAAGAAAGACGGAACTGACCTCGAGCGTCGGGTCTGTGGGGATGAGCGGGTACGTGGACACCGCGGGCAGGACGGGGACATCGATGGCTTCCCGCAACACACCAGACTGCTCTGCCGCTATCTGGACAGCGCGCATGATGGCGAAGTTCACCATCGGGGTTTCAACGCCGGGCACGAACGGCATTATGTAGTCGTAGAAGTCGGACTTCTGCACGTTATGTCCCCTTCAGAAGCGCAGCGGTCAACGCTGCGATGAATGTCATCGCCCGACCATCAAGAGAAAACTCGGAGTCGCGGAGCTCGCAGCGGCCGGCCATATAGGTCGATGTGGCTGCGAACAGTTTGTTCGGTAGGGGGAACGCGTCGGTCAACTGGTAACTGGCCGGGAGCGGCGTCGTGTACTGCCCGATGAAAATATCAGGACGGAGCGAGTACGCCTGCTGCACGGCATCCCAGACGTACACCAACAAATCCTCGTCCGAATACCGGTAGCCTGAAACAGCGTCGGTATCCAGGAGGATTTCCCGCGCCTGCTTGACGGCATCGGCTACGGTTGGCATTGGGGGTTACTTCCTTTTCCCGGGAATCGCGGGTTTCTGCCGTGGCGGGGTG